CCTTTGTATTTGTATTTGTATCCAAATACGCCAGCATGAATGTTTTGCAAAGAAGTTTTGTGAGCATCAGAAGCAGATTGAAGACTGTCAAATCTGCCTAATGGCGTTATGTACCAACCTTTAAAGCTTGGATTATTCACGCCTTTGATGCCTTGCATATTCTTTGCAGAATTTGTACTCATTTTCGCACGAACATCATCACGCTTGGCTACGTTTGTTTCACCAGTTGATGCTCCTTGCAATCCTTCTTCCAAAACCATGTTTGCCCATTGTTCTGATTTAACAACATTGTTGTCTTGGCAAAATTTAACAGCAAATTTTTTCAATCGATCAGCATCTTGCCAAATTCCAAGCAATTCTGTTGTGTAGTCATCTCCATGAACTTTAAGATGTCTACGCCAATGAATACCACTTCCTTTGTACGTATGAACACATGAAAGACGAGTTGTCTTCCCAAAGTATTTAAACCCTGTTTTGTTGTGCGTTTTAACGTACAAAGCGGTTGGTTTATACATTACTAGATCACTTAAAGGAATATCTGTAGTCGCGTGGTTGCCACTCTGAGGTGAGATGTTGATCTCCACCTTTCCATCGGCCCTTATTGTATTGGTCTTCGATCAATCCATATGATTCATCTAAACGAGCAAGCCATTTCTGAGCTTCATCAGTGTTCTTATTCTTGTCGTAATACGCCCACAACGTGCCGTACAAGTAACCTTCTGGGAAGCTTGCCAACACAGCGTTGTTTTGAACGATTGGGTCAAGCAGATCGTCTGTTGGTCCAAAAAGGAACGGGAACGTGCGGATGTAATAAGCCTTGATGTTTACGTTCTCACCGGGGTTAGGAGTAAACACATAGTTGGGGCCAACTTCAGAGAACGAGCCACGGATAACGCGAGGCACACCAAATGGACGAACATACAGTTGGTCAGTCATGCGGCGGCGAATAATCTCACGGTCACCCACACGGTCATACATGATCCAAGGACCCATGCTTGCGGCAGGTGTGCCGGGAGCCACTTCAGAGTTTGGTGTTTCTTGGAAAAACAACACAGGAATGTTCATATCCGCAGGGATAGGAGCCATGCCTTGTGCATTGGTTGTCAAGAATGTTGGATCGTCACCATATGGGTTGGTACGCAGACCGGGCAACTCCAATGTACGCATCTTGAGTTCGGCAAGCTGAATACATGCCTGAATCTCAATAGATGATTGCGTTGGCATCATCAAAATTGTCTTTGGATATGTGGCGTTTTCCCATGTGCCATCAGGGTCGGACACGGTGATGGTTGTGCTGCTTACGTCCAAGATTGCAGTAAACGGAAGCATGGCAGATGTGCCAATAAAGTCACCAGCCATCAATGCAGATGTTGGGTTTGTTGTGACCGTCAATACGCCAGTTGTTGAGTTAAAAGCTGAGGCTGTAAAACCTGAACTTTTAGGAATTGCCCCTACCATTTGTGCTACACGACTTACTAATGCGTTAGCAGATTGAATGAACAGGGACATGGGGCTTCCTTACTTGGTCGGTATGGCAGGATTATAGGGGAGAGGGATCTTTCCTGTGGGATGGCAAACGAAGTCTGAGTAGTATTCGTTAACGATTGCGTAAAACAAAATCTTGTCTTTTTTGTCTTGTTTAATCAGCTCCCAAGGGCGATTGTTGAACCATTTAGAACTGATCTCATGCGCGAAACATTTAGGAAGCTCCATTGCGTGAAAAGTGCCAGCAAAGAATGGATTGTCAGTGCCATGCTCTTTGTAAAACTCACGGCGGTTCTTACATTCCTCACGAATGGCCTCTACGTTCTTTTGCTCGTATTGGACATATCGCGCACCGTCTAAAGCACCAACTTTGTAGTCAATGTTTTTGGTTTTAAATGTTTGTGACCAAGTACCAGACTTGACCTCATTAAACATCTTGTCGTTCTTAATCAATGCACCTTCCATCCCAGCGGCTAGGTTGCCTTTGAGATAGTAGTCCTCGTCAACTCTTGCTTCTTCGTTGTTTAAGTTCAATTCCATGCAATTCTCCTTACCAAAAGAGCCTCCGAAGAGGCCCTTTCAGTAAATGACCTATTAGGCCAAGTAACGCTTGACTTGTGCAGCAGCGCGAGGTGTAGTCACCACAGCACCAGTAGTCATAGCTGCCAAGACAGCCACACCTGCTGGGTTACGCACGATCAATGTACCTTCCATGATGTACTGATCCAAAGAAGCGTCAGCGTTCGAGAACACTTCGTTGTTTGGACCGAGTTCACGCAAGCTACCCCACTGAACAACATCAGGGTTCAAGAACAGGATCGAAGTGTTGTCCGAACCAGTTTGATCCATAACCCATGAGTCATCGATTTGGTAGGTGTAGTTGAAGTCACCTTCGTAAGTACCAATCGTGTCGCCCTTGTCAGCAGGGTTAAAACGGTTGATAGAACGGCTCTGAGGGATGTTGTCAGAGATGGTGGTACGCAGCGATGTTGGCACAACCATGTTGGTGATCTTCGCGTTGAAGCGTTGTTCAGCAACAGTAACCAACTGCTTGTACAGCACAGGGCTGAAAGCTTGCAAAGTCACGCCAGAGCTGAAAGTGAAGTAACCCAAACCAGCGTTAGCCAACGAACCGTTGAAAGGTGTGTTGGTGGCAACAGCAGTAGTGGTGTCATCACTGTCAGAAGCAGCCAAGTTCAGCACCGAAGTACCGTCAGTGTCGTTGCCAGAACGAGTGCCAGCAAAGGCAAACAACGAACCGAAACGGCGACCATCGTTAGGTGTAGAACCTTGAGTAGCAGCTTGACCGCTGTACTTGATAGAAGCGCCGTCAGCGCGAAGCATCTGGAGTTCAACGTCAAACATGATTTCAGTCAATTGCTTGACTTCTTGGTAGGCTTGAGGATCGCCACCAGCTTGCTCAACAGCACGGGCAGTACCAGTTGCGCCGATCACAGTCGTAAAGATCTGTGTGTAGTTGCCCAAGTTAGAACGGGTGTTAGAGGCGGCTGCACCAGCGGTAACAGAAGCACCTTCCAATTTTGCGTTCAAAGCGGGGACACGGAAATAGTCATTAGGCCAAATGTGCAGCGTAGAGTTAATCTTGCGCTTTTTGCTCATTGCCATGTTGGTTACAGGGGTACGGTCTTTAACATAGTTAGAGACTGTCATGTCGAGGTCTTTGACCACGATGTCGGTGGTGTACGAACCGTTACCGTTGCCGAGTGCGGCGGATGTGATAGTTGCCATTTTTAAGCTCCTGAGTTAATTAACGAGGTCGGCGTTTTTGAGTCGCCAGAAATGATGCCAAAAGATCTCGCGTAGCGCTTTTATCGCCTGTCGCAGCTTTCTTTTGAAGTTCTTCAGCGCGAGTGTCTTGAGCAGTCTTGGCTTTTGCTTTAGGCTGATTGGCTGCTGCCAACGAACCACCTGCATTACGCACTTTAGGACCTTCTCTAAACTTCATCCCGTCACGGATTAACGATAACAAGTATTCGTCACTGGACACCAAATCGATGTTTGGTACTCCGGGTACAAATGACCCACTAGCGCCTTTCCAATCCTTGGACAGCTTTTCACGGAGTTCCGTGTAAGTTGCCTTGTTTTTCAGTTCAGCATCAGAGAAATTCTGACGCGCTCTCTCAAGTTGTTCCTGCACGAATGCAGTACGGTGTTGATAGAACTGATCAACCTTCGGACGGGTCGTAGTAATAAATTCGCTCTTTTCTTGGATCAACTTAGCGTTCTGGCGGATAGCCGCTTCAGCTTCACTGCGTTGAACCTCGTCTGTAGCCGCATCTCTGATTTGCGCCCATTGCTGGTTATATTGCTGAAGAGTAACTAGCTCGTCTGCTGCAGCTTGTAACTGCGGAGCAATAGTCAGCTCTAAACCAATCTGCAAACCATCGAGTTCTTTCCTACGATTCGCTTCATATTCTTCAAAATCAGCACGTTCGGTTTTAAGCTTACGCGCATTTTCATGGATAGCACTACCTTGACCAAGAATAGCTGCTGCCTTTGATACTGGGATCTCCACAAAGCCGCCTTCTGCGTCTTTATTAGGAATTCTCCACAGCATGTCAGGATTCTGCTCTGCAAACTCCAAGAAATTAACAGGTTCGGTTACACCATCGGTGGCCTCTTCCTCATTCTCAGCTTCTACAGTTTCTGTAGTCTCAATTGAACTATCTTCAGGTTCGGCTTCCTCATTAGGAGCCGCCTCAGGGGTTGGAGCTTGCGCCTCAACTTGTCCTGCTGGTGGAGCTGTGTTATCGGCTTGCGGGACGTTACGCTTGTTAGCGGCAATCATCGCTGCGATAGCATCGGCGGGGTTAACTGCACCAGTTTGCTCAGTGGCGGTCACATTGTTTGTGATTACGTCTGACATATATTACACCATTTCGTTAAGTTTGGATTTCTCCAGTTTCTTAGCGAGATATTCACTCTTCTCCACGAAGCTAATGAAATCACGCACCCCAGCAACATAATATGCGTTGCCAATTCTTTCAGAGTCATCTTTGGAATCTTCCAAGCGCTCTAGCATGTAGAACCTGTACAGGTTAAACATCAATGCAAAATCTTCATTCTTGAGTAAGCGGCTGGCGCTTTCCCCGTTTTGAAGTACCAGAGTTTGTCGATTTACATGCGCCTCCTTATAGCCATCAGTTGCTTTTGTTCTTCGGTTAAAGAACTCACGAATATTCAATACCAAGCTTTTCATAACAATCCTTAATCTACTTGCACGGCAGAAAGCTTACCAGCCTTCAACGCCTCACCCTCAAAGTAGTTGTCCATATCAATATCTTCTGCTTTCTTCATGTTCAAAGCAGCCACGGTCTGAGATTCTTGTGTTTTAGCTCTGTTCAGATCCACTTTAGATTGAACCTCTTGTTCAGCCACTCCCGGACCTTGCTGAGTCTTGGCTTGGATAATTTGCGCCGCTTCTTCAAGCGTTGGAAGGTACGAATCACAGTGTTTCACTCCTAAAGCGTACAAAGTATCCTCAAATGGCCTACGTGCCTTGATAAACATCTCAGGAACGCTAGGGTCCAACTGCATCATGATGGCAGCAAAGCCTTGTTGGGCTTGCATGATGAGCTGTTGACGGGTCAAACGGTTCTCATCAGACAAGAAACCCAAGGCCAAGTCCACATTGATCATGTTGCGGTCAATGAATTCAAAGTTTTCCATTGACTTGGCATCCAAAAAGCCAGCGCCGGGCAGCATTGCCTCAGCCAACTGTTGAATGTTGTAGTCATCAGAGTACTGAATCATGGTTTTCCACACGATATAGATCATGTCGCGCACACCAATAGCGCAATTCTTGACCATCTCGTCTTGGATCAACTGGTTTGGACCCATAGCCAATTGCAACTTGTAGCCACTGTTGCCATCTTTCATGACTTCAGGGTTCAAGGTGTCAGCAGGGTTTGTCATGCCCAACATACGGCTTGTGTCGTTCTCAAAACGCTCCATAGCGTCTTGAACATATGCAAGGTTGCCCTGCATAGGCTGGAACTCATAAACGTGCTTGGCTGGGTCAAATTTACGATCCAAGAAAACATGGAAGACACGCCACGCTGAATTTCTTCAGCATCTACAAACTCAGGGTTAACACCAATTTGAGCTGTGGACGAGCGCATTGCAAATGCGATCTCTGCACGGTTAATAGCGGTCTTGTATTCCTGCAAGGGAACCAAACGCTCTGCTTGTG